TGTTTGGTCAGAAAGACTTGCAATATTGCCAGTAGAAAGCGCCTCTAACTCTGCATCAGACAAGGCGTTAAGGTCTAATTTGCTCATTTTTTACCTTCTTGACGTTGTTTCAACAAAGCACGAGCTTGTGCGGCTAAATCACCAGTTACTGCTGGCGCTTGTTGACCTGAGAACTCTGGGAAATCAAGAGCTTGGTCAACACGAGCCTTTTCGTAGCCAGGATTACTGTAAGCAATTTTACGTTGTGCTTCAATTTCAGTCTTAGCTTTATTTGTAGAAACTTTCTTAATAGCTAAAAGTGTCTTCTTGATTTTTTCTTGTGTGTCAAGAGTTGGAGTAGAAGTAAACAATCTAGCTACATAATCAGCAGTTCCACCAAGCAATGAAGGATCAGCGCCAGCCGCTAACAATTCCTTCTGACTTAAATCTCCAGAACCAGAAATAGCCCTAGCAAATTGTGTTTGCGCTGCCCTAAAAGATGCAAAGTTGTTTGTATCAATAGAGTCTTGGATATTTTCCAGAGCATTATCAGCAGCGGTTACTGCTTTAAGCTGAGGATCAATCGTGCGTTGAACACTTGCCCTAAATGCTGGGATATCTGCCAATGCTTTATCGCCAGGCAATACCAATTTAGAAGCGCCTTCTTTAGCCTTTTTAACACCACGTTCTTCTAATAAAGTATCTATTACAGCCGCTTCTGCTTGGGTCAATTCATCAAAGTTTTTGCCATATCTTGCTTTGGAGGCTCTATCAGCTTCAGCACCATAACTAGTTTTAGCAGGTTTTTCTGTCTTTTCAAATAACATCAAATCTTCAGGCTTGCCCGTTCTTTGGAATTCTGCAAGACTTTCAGGTGTATATTTGCCTGTTCTTAATAATTGTTGAAATGGATCAGCAGCAGCCTTTTCACGCCCACGTTGTTGAGTCAAGGCCATACTCTCTTGCGCCTTACGAGCATATTCTGCCAAAGCCATAGCACCTTGTTGGTCGCCAGCTTGTGCCAACATCTGAGCGCCTTTTAAGATTGACTCAGGATCAGTCTGGTCTATCTGTTGAGTAATAGCGTTTCTAGCACTAATCATTTTCAATTGCGGGTCTTCTGCACCTAATGCTCCACCAATAGCATTACCAAGACCTCTAGCACCCGCATAGGTCATTGCCGCACCACGAGCCGCAGGGTCTAGGTTAGCAAGAGCAATACCTTCGCTTAAGGCGCTTCTACGCTGTTGCTCACCATACATTTGTGGGTTTAGTCCAAACAAACCCGCTACGATATTTTCAGCCATGATAAATCCTTACAAGAATAATCCGAGGTCTTGGTTGCCATAAGCTAAACCAGAACCAAAACCTGAAGAACCTACTCCAGTTTGACTAAATGCTGATTGAAGTCCACCACCAAGCAATCCACCTAGCCCTTGACCCAATGTAGATGAAGAGCCTAAACCACTCAATACTGTTGCATAAGGATTAGTTGTAGCGGCTTGACCTGTAGCCAAGGCGGTACTCAGTTGAGCGCCACGCAAACCTAATTGACCCATATTTGCACCTGCTTGAGCAGATTGTTGAGCAAGAGAAGCACCCATTGTCAAAGGCTGTTGTGCCAATTGCTCTAAGTTAGTAAATTGACCCAAGGCAGTTGTGTAAGGAGCATAAGCCGCTTGTTGACCTGCGTAATACTGACCCATAGTTTGTGCGCCAGTACCTAACAGACCCGCACCAAATGCAACTTGTTGTTGACCTGCTTGTTGAGCCTGTGCCGCAAGTTGAGCCTCTTGTTGCGCTCTAGCGTTATACAAAGCCTGTAATTCAGGAGTTGTATCGCCCAAAGTACCGCCTTGGGCAACCGCCAAACCACCACGACCTTGTTGTTGTAGTTTGTTTTGCAGATTAGCAAGTTCCAACTCACGACCAGGTTGTAGCAAAGCCATCTGTTGATTGAGATAGTTCTGAGCAACGGCTTCAGGCGATTGAGCCAAGTATTGATTACCAAGTCCAAATAACCTTTGTGCGCCTGTTTGCAAAGGAGCAAATTGACCTTGTGCCGCTTCTGCTTGAGCCAAACCTTGATTGCCCAAAGCAACCAAACGATTCTGCGCTTCCAAAACACCTGGGCTTGCGGTATATCCTGCGCTTACTAATTGACCTGTAACAGGATCAAGTTTAAACTCAGAAGTACCGAAACGAGTGGTCATTCCTACTGGACGAAATGCCGCAGATTGTTTAGCGGCAGCAGTCTCAGTCTCAATCATTGCCCTTGCTTTATCAGCCGCTTCTTTAGAAGTTTGTTGTTGCAGAAGACCTGCAGCAGTTTGTGCGCCACTTGTGAGCAAGCCAGAATATTGAGCCGCAGTTAGACCTAACTTAGCCGCATCAGCAATCTGTGAGGCAGTAAGTGCGGTTGTCGCAGTAGTTGCCGCATTGCCTGTCAAAAGACCAGTAGCAGCAGTAGCACCCGCAGTAGCAGTAGCCACCTCTGCCGCTGTATAACCTGCTGCCGCTAACTGAGAAGACGTAAAGCCAAGCCCTGCCGCCTCTGTTGCAGTTAAACCAAGACCTGCCGCTTCTGTAGCTGTAAGAGCAGAAGCACCCGATCCAAATATTCCAGAAAGTGCTTCAGGGCCAGTAAGTCCAATTACTGCACCCGCAACAAGTGCGGCTTTAACTAAGTCTTTTTTCAGAGTGCTAGAAGACGCACCTTCTGTGTAGAAGATTGGCTTACCAGCTTCTGTGAACTGAACTCCAAAACCAGTATTACCAGCACCTTCGTATGAACCAGACCAGAGATTTCCTTTAGTTCTTTCGCCATAACCAGAAACAAGTTTTTCACCAGTTTCTTTATTGATGATGCCTAGAAAACTTTTTCCTACTTGTGAAATATCTGTAATACCGCTTTTAGCCAAGTCATCTGCCATGTAACGGGCGGCAGCCTCAGGCTTGACATCACCCTTCCAAGTACCAGTTGTGTTCTGAGCTAAGATTTGTTTTGCTAGTTTATCAACATTGGTAGAATTATAGGTAAACGCACTAATGTTCTTAATTACTCGATCTCTACTAATTCCATAGGCTTGAGCAGCAGAAATAATGTCTTTAATTGAAGCATAAGGATCAAGATAACTCAGGTCTTGCAGAGCCTTTTTAACTTCAGCGTCTGAATATGTCTTTACTTGGTTGGTCAAAGATAAGTTTTGACCTTGAGTAAGTAAACCTGTATTGGTTGTTGGAGTAGTAATTACTGGCGTAGTAACTACTGGTGTAGTGATAGTTGTTCCTCCTGAACCCAATGACGCATAAGCAGCATTGATTTGATCTGGAGTCAGTCCATAGGTGCTTTGGGCATAAGCAGACAAAGCCTCTCTTGACGTGCCTGGTCTTGCCGCCAACTCAGCCGCTAGAGCCGCATTGATTTCTGCTTGTGTAGCCATGATATTTTCCTTTATGCGTTACGAGCCGCTTCAGCCGCAGCCTGTGCCGCCTGATAAGCACTAACAACTTCAGCAGTCCAAGCCGCATTGCAGATTGCAGTCAGTTTGGCAACATCAGCATCAGAAATTGCTGAAAAGTTTTCTGTTGCCATGTGTGCATTTACTGCTGCTACTTGAGCATTGATGTCAGTTGCAGGGGCTAATGAAGTTCGGTGATTGCCAATTAAGTCTCCATCACTAGAGAGTTTGTGCATACGCACTTGGACAGTACCATTGTTGGTAACTTCAATTTGTTCAATAGTTAGTTGTTTAGGCATTTTGTTTCCTTAAAGAGTATTAGTTTGCAATGTAAGTTCCAGACAGTTCAATCTGTGTAGCATTTGCCATAATTCCATTGATACCGCCATTAGTTGTTGCTGCTGCTGTTTGTGATAGAAGCAAGATTGTTGTTGAGTCACTCATGCCAGCAACTAGTGAAGTCACGCTTGCACCCAAGGCTTGATAATATCCAACTGTTAATGGCGGGCCTACAGCAACACTACTTCTGTTAGCGGCAAAAGGCACACCAAATATTTCTCCATTTGCATTTCCAGTACCAACAACATTAGGACGCAAATACATATAAAGAGTTACAGTATTCCCAATTTTTACATAGCGACCAGTTTGTGAGTAATAGGTTGCATTTCCACCAATGTTAGGCGTCCAAGTACCTTCTTCATAGTCATCTAGCGTATTAGCGTCTGTAGATGCTGATTGAGTTGCGGGGAATGTGATGCCTGCACCGCTTGTTGTAGGTGCAACATTTCCGACAGAAATTGAATTAACTGATTGAATACCACCAGCCGATGGAAGTCTCACACGTTCTGTAGCGTTAACAGAAAACAGCATAGCATCGATACTATGAGCGTACTGAACTTGCCCTCTGAATGCATCACTTCCACTTGTTCCATCTGCAAAATATAGTGACGCTGTGTCGCCAGTACCACTTGCAATGGTAATTCCTGGCCCATCTGTACCAGTACCATATACAACTAATTTATTTCCGTATGTGCTGTAACTAGCTGGTGTAGTTGTACCAATACCAACTTTGCCAGTTGTGTAGTAAATATCAGAGCCAGTAGTTGTCCATTGGCTTGAGCCACTACCCGCAGTAGCCCATGACAAAGTGCCAGAGCCATTGGTTGACAATACTTGATTGCTTGTGCCATCAGCAGCAGGGAGTGTCCAAGTTACATTGGCAGCAATAGTGTCTGGTGCTTTAAACGATACATAGTTTGTGCCATTATCTGTGTCTTCGTATAACTTCAGATTAGAGCCAGCAGTTGAGTTTCCAAGAACATCTAATGCCCCTGTAAACACAGCCGCACCAGTATCACTTAATGTTGCACCAGTAGAGTTCTGAAGCAACTTACCTGTTGTGCTATCAAAGCGAGCAAAGGCATTGTCAGTAGAAGATGCAGGGCCAACAACATCACCTGATCCACCGCCACCAGATGCAGCAATAGTGATTGTTCCATTGCCATTGGTAATCGTAATGCCTGTACCTTGAGTCAAAGTGGCTTTAGCAAGGGTATTACCTGTGCTATTACCAATTAACAGTTGACCATCTGTGTAGCTTGTCTGACCTGTTCCACCATTAGCGACAGGCAGTGTTCCTGTAACTCCAGTGGACAAAGGCAAACCAGTTAAGTTGGTTGCAGTACCGCTAGATGGAGTACCAAGCACACCACCATTGACCAAAGGTGCGCCAGAAGAGCCTACATTGACCGCTAGAGCCGTTGCTACGCCTGTTCCTAGACCAGACACACCAGTAGAGATTGGAAGCCCTGTAGCGTTTGTCAAAGTTGCGCTAGTAGGTGTTCCAAGGATAGGAGTCACCAAAGTAGGTGATGTAGCAAATACTGCTGATCCTGTTCCTGTTTCATCAGTCAAAGCACCCAAAAGGTTAGCTGAACTAAATGAACCAAGAGAGGTTGCGTTTCCAGTAGAAGTGACTGCACCAGTTAAGTTAGCGTTAGTTGTGACATTACCCGCTGTCAAACCTGAAGCAGTACCCGTAATGTTTGTGCCAACCAAAGCAGATGGAGTGCCTAAAGCGGGAGTAACCAGAGTTGGGCTATTGGCAAACACCAAAGCACCAGAACCAGTTTCATCTGTTACGGCAGAAGCTAAGTTAGCAGATGATGGAGTACCCAAGAATGTAGCTACACCACTACCAAGACCTGAAACACCTGTTGAGATCGGAAGACCAGTTAAGTTTGTAGCCGTACCAGAAGCAGGAGTTCCCAATGCGGGAGTCACGAGAGTAGGACTGTTTGACAGAACAACTGCGCCTGTACCAGTAGAGGTAGTTACACCTGTACCACCATTTGCGACAGGCAAAGTGCCAGTAATGTCAGAGGTAGAAAGGCTTACTGCATCCCATGTGGCATTAGTACCATCAGTCTGGAGATACTTGTTTGCATTACCTGTTTGGGTAGGCAAAAGGTTGTTCAGGGCAGCAGTAGCCGTAGAAGCACCAGTACCACCATCAGCAACCGCTAAGTCTGTGATACCAGTAATCGAACCACCAGTAATATTGGCAGAAGCATTGTCTGTTTTAGTGCCAACAGCAGTTTGAATGTTGTTAAACTCTGTATCAATCTCAGTACCCTTAACAATCTTTAGAGGATTGCCAGGTGATAGGTTGTCTTTTGATGCAAAGTTAGTGGTTTTGGTGTAATTTGACACGATGTTTCTCCTTAGCCCATTTTGCCATCTTTGGCTTGAATTTCAATCTTTTGCAATGAAAATGAGACACCTTTAATGGTTGTTTCATACCCTGTTTGGACAATCTTTCCCGCACCTGAAGCATTTGCTGTTAGTGTCTTAATTGGCACACCGCTTGTATATTCAGCGATGTTGTATTCAGCAGTTCCATACTCATAACTTGTCTGTGAAGGAATGTAGATATTCTCTGCACGATAAGCACCAGAATAATCAAATCCCCAATTGATTGATAGATACTGGTCTGAGCCACCAATCACAATGGCAGTCACGTTCTTCAGAATAGAAATCTGGTTAGGGTTTCCCAAGTCTGCATTATTTGTGTAGTACGCAAATCGGTACGTATTTGTGTCATCAAGATAAGTTCCATATTTTCCGATGTAACCATTTTTACCAATGTACAAGTCGCCATTACGCAATGAACGTAAAGCAGTAGGAGCAATTGAGTCCCACTTGGTTACACGGGAAGCACCATCTTGCAATGTTTGCTTGGTATCAAAGCAATAAACTTGGAAAGATGCAGGTAAAACAAGTAGATAAAAGGCTTCTTTTTCTGAGTAAACAGACTTTAGATTAGCCAATGTTTCGCTTGCCAAAGAAGATGCAAGGTCAAATCGAACATTTTTAGACAAGTCTCTCAGAGGTGCAGACTTCTCTTGGATAGTCCTCATCAATGAACGAACACCTGAATCTGATAGGAAAACTACATCAGTACCAATACTTTGTATGGTGTCCCTTGCGATACACCCAATAGAGCCTACTGTGTCGCTTAGAACAAGAGATGCGGGTGTAGAAGCACCAGAATAGACAAGAATCTGTCGTTTACCAAAGATAAACAAGAAATCATTGTGAGCTGCCAAGCCCATCACTTCGTCAGCACCATTAGGCCATACACGAGAGACATCTAGTGAGCCTGAAGTACCACCACCCCATACATGACCTGCAATCAGATCAGAAAAGGTAATGGTTGTTTTATCAGAAGCAGTATTAGCCACCCATAGGCGACCAAAAGCTGAGATACAGATGTTTGCTTGTGGAGCAGTCGCAACATAGCCAGACTTCTCAGAGACTCTGCGATAAGTAGTAGTACTTACTGCGGGGTCATAAATGAGTGGATCGTGACCAGTTTGGAAGAAGTAAGCAATACCATTTAAGGATGCAGTTTGCCAGTTAGATGCAGTAATGGTAGGAGCAGAACCGCCACCACCATAGGTCAACTCAGTCACCGCATTAGAAGCACCAAGTTTGAATAGTTTGTTGTTGCCAGCGAACAGGACTGTAAGAGTCCCGTCAGTCTGGACTAACTCATGGATGACACCAACGTCATTAGCACCTAGATTGCCAGAAGAGGAATTGACCTTTGACCAACCTTTTCTAGCACCAATACGACCATACTGATCCAAGATGCAGTTAGTCGCAACCAAAGCAAAGCCAGCCCCTAAATCAAGGGGAGAATCTTCAGTATTCAGGCCATAAAAGCCTGGTGCTGAGAGACTGTAACTTTGGAGTTGTGCTGCCATTTAGACCGCCACAAAGTTGTCTTCAGGATAACGAGTGGACTCCAATGCAATGGCATCAGAGAGCATCCCTCTAAACAAGGCATAAGCCTCATTAGAGTTTGTTCCACCATCTTCACCACGCTCAATCAAAGCACGAGCATAGGCACTCTGAGTCACTAAGTAGTCCAACACTTTGACAGATGTGCCATCAGAAGACAAAGCCGCCTGTGGGATTGTTAGGTCAAACAACAGAGTAAAAGCACCAGAAGGAACTGGGAACAGGTCTACTTTGGTGTCTCCATTACCATCTACACCGCTAAAGCAGAACTCTGAAGGAATAGACTGTGAAGGTGCGCCAAGGTTTAGTTTGCGGTTCATGTCCACAAACTCAATATTGCGAAGACCAATCAAACTTGTTGTGTTCAGAGCGTCATTAACACGAAACTTCTGTCCCGCACCTGTCAAAGCATAAGAACTCGTACCACTAGTAGTCGTTACTGTGATTGTTTGAGCAAGGCAGTTCCAGTTGTAAGAGTCCTCAATCTGGCGTTTGGCATCATTGACAAACTTGCCAATCAAAGAAGAATAAGTTGTTTCGCCAACAGTAGAGACTGAACTCTCACGCAAGCGTATAAGAACATCATTAACAAGTTCTAAATAGGTCATGTTCGTTGCGCTCCTGAAACTTCAAATGTGGCAATAAAACTGAACGCACTACCCGCTTCAGTCGTAATCTGAATTTTATCGCCTTCTTCTAAAACGATATAAGCATTGCCGTCAAATTGAAGGTATTGCTTAGAAGTAAAGTTGTATTCAGTCAGGATGTCGTAGGAAGTAGCGGCACTTGCATCATTCCACACCACAGTAATGTGTTTTGTCGATCCACCAGTATTGTGGATATACATGACTGTGAATTTGGCGTAGTAACCCGTAGGAACTGTGTAAACAGTAGTCAGCGTAGCGGCTGTAGGTTCAACTCCGACAGATACAGGTCTCATTTATTCCTCTTAGAGATCGCTTTGGCTTTCGCTTTAGCGTCTTCCTTGGACGTTGCGCCCCAAGCTCTAAGAGATAATAGGAGTCGGGTAGGCTTCCCATCTTTCATCTCAGCGCCAGGCATATTGCCCATTCGTGCTAAAAAACTAGATCGTCGACCTGAATTACCCGTTTTTAAAGGCGCTTTTAAGTTCAGTCCTTCAGTCCTTTTGTAGAACTCTCGACCTTCCTCATTCAATCCGCCTTTTGGATTCTGGTATTTTTTTAAGACCATGATGATCTTCCTGTGAAGTGTACACCAGGCTGAGGTGGTAATGCAATAGCTAAAT